ATCCTGAAGATAGTTTTGTTATATCCCGGACGTGTCATATCAGATGCTTCGTAACTGATAATAGGGATAGCCTTGCGGTCATCACCCTTCAACATCCATTCGTATTCACGATCAGTATCAACGGTTTTGGTACCAACTTTAGAAAGCAGATAGTTAAGACCACGATATTGATTTAAACCAAATACTCTTGAAATAACGTCAGAGATCAACTGCGGATGCTCCATATAAGCTGTAGCGAGGTGATTTTCAGTAGTCAGCCCGGCCCAACTCTTAGGAAAATAAAGTTGCAATTGGTTGAGTTCTTGTGCCATTTTGTTTAAAATTAAGTTATGTTATTTGTTTATGTTTATGTTTATTTAAAGCTTATGCTTTACTCTTTAATGTTTTTGCTATTAATTCATAGTTCACACTACTTGACGGCCTATTAACTCCATCACCCAATCCGCTACCCTTCATTTTATTGCTATTTGCAATACTATCTCGTAATGCACTTGTTGCCTTAGTCATTGCTTGTTTGTCAAATTTTGAAAAGTCCCAGTTTAATGCAAGTGCCATATAAGCTACCTTGATATTAAATTCAGGATCTTTCGCCATTCTACGTTGTAATTCATTCTTGCCATCACGGTCAAACTTAGTCATACCCTCTTGAACAAGTTTCTTTTGCGCAGGAGTCATTTTAAACCCCGGGATAATTTCATCTTTTGAATCTAACGTCTTTTTGATACCAGTCTTCCAATCTTCAAATTTTTGAATCCTGTCCTGCTCGTCTGCTTTTTGCTGCTCTTTGAGTTCCTCCTTCTGAGCCTTAACTGCTTCAACTAATTCAAGTTTAGCATCTTTAGCTTCATCTGCAAGTAATCCTGCATCGTCTAAGCGTTTAATCTTCTTTTCAATGACCTCTTTATTATATCCATTCATTGTGTAAAGATTTCTAATTAAACTCTTCTGCAATGATTCATTAGTTTCAATTTCTTCGTCAGTTAATGACTCGTATGTTTCAATTGCCGAATTGTGCTGTAAGATTGTAGATGCTGGAATTCCAGACTCAATTGCGTCCAGAATTTCTTTTGCTTCGGGACTAAATGATTCTTTATATTCCTCAATACCCTTCTTAATACGTTCGTCAATTTTAGATACAAGATACTCTTCATTATCTTCAAAGGTTTCGGGATCAAAGTCTATAATATCCTTTTCACCAAGAAACTCTGCAAAGATTTTTAATGGAGACTGTTCGCCATCTTCTGGTTTCTTATCTTTATCATCTACCCGTTCTTCGTCTGCCTCGGGTTCTTCTTCGTCTTCTGGCTTAGGAGTTTATCCTTCTTGGGTTTTTCCTCCTCGCCATCTTCTGGTTTATTGGGTGTGCGATGCTTATTAATATCGTCTAACTGCGCTCCAATGTCTTCGATGCTATCTACTTCTAATGCATTTCCGAATCCCAACCCCTCATCCGACATCTCATCTCCCTCGGATAATGAAAGTCCTGAAAAATCCAACCCTTCATTTACATCTTCTACCTTCTTGCTCATAATACTTTCATTTATTTAATTCATTTTGCAAATATACTATATTTAAAATCATGCATGTTGATTTTATAATCTAAAATATTAGATTAACAAATTGAGTTATAGCAAAACATTATTCAAGCATTTCACCGATTCTATGTTCTAATTCCCAATCTGGTATTCCAAGATTTATCAAGTCAAGTAGATCTCGGAATTTATTCTCCTCTTCTACCTGTTCGGCCAAAAACCAATCTGTAAACATAAATGTCGTTGTGTCTTTAGCGTCTTTTGCTGCACATGCAATCGCTTGCCAGTTAGCAGTTACCCCGATCTCATGTTCAAGTGCAGTAGTGAGTGCTTCTTTAATACTACCATACTCGGCCTCTACTTCTGGCAATCCAGTAATCACTGCCTTGCAATTCCTATCATACAGATACTCCTGAACCTTTTTCATATGGGTCATTTCTTCATGACCATATTTTAAAAATAACTTCCCTGCATTGTTCCAGCCTTTATCATCCAGACAGGCCGATATAGCAAAGTATATTTGCGCAGACCGAAATTCATTAGTTATCTGTTCATTAAGGATATTAATGATCTCTGGTTTAAGTCTTGGAACCTTTTCAATAGCTGTAGTAGTTTTTGGTTCACTGGATTTTGTGAGTTTTTCTCTTAGATCCATATATTATTTCTTTGGTTTATTTGTGTCGTATTTATTTTTATTAGCCTTAGCTACCTGCAATGCTGTACGTGCTTTTAGTGCTTCAATCTTCTCATCAGACTTCATCTTCATCTTCTCGAGTGCAAGTTTATCTTCCTCAAGTTTAGCCTTACGTGCCTCAATTGTTTTCTTATGGTTGTGCTCTGCGGCTTTTAATGATTGATCTGTTTGCTTGTCAAAGATATCCGAACTCAATTGACGTTCTTGCATTGCAATGTTAGCTATCTCAATTGGATCTGGGATGTTGTTCTGGTTAAGATCAAGATCTTGTTGCCTTGAAAATACTCCAATCTCAGCCACTCTAATACGTGTTTCATTATCTGAGTCAACCTTATACTGTTGTAATTCAAGTTCCTTCTCTCTAAGTGACATTGTTTGCTGTAACTGCTGCATCTGAAGTTGTTTAGCTTGCTCCATTTCCTGCTGTTGTAGTTGTTGTGCCTGTTGCGTCTGAGCATTACGTTCTTCCTCAAATCCCTCAATCTTACGTCTTGTTTCAGAGATTGAATCAGACATTAAGATATCAATAACCTGAGTAAAGTTCAGTTTATCAGAGTTCAAACCTATTTGAGTAAGATTGGTCAAGTCTGAATAAACCTTATTATCTCGTGTGGAGTTACCCATAAATAGGCCGTATTCCGCACTATTAAACTCGGCACCTTCAAATTTCAACATTTCAGTTGACATATCGTCAAGTACATACTGGATGCACTTAACCTTTTTATCCTTATAAGCTTCTCTGGCTACATCAACTAATGCCTCCAGTGCTCTGCGTTTAGTCTGATTATGAATCTCAAACCACTTCTCTGTAATCAGTGAAGATTGTGTTACACTGGTCTGTACATTACCGACAAGTTCCGAGCTCATAGTTTGGCCCTTACGTTGTCGCGTTACTCCAGATAGTTCTTCAGTCTTAGTCTCAATATACTTCAGTAACTCAATATGCATATTGATATATGCCCCCTGTTCAAGGTCGAGTGCCTTTGATCCCGTATTATTGGACATCATTCCAAGTTTCTCGCCTTTAGCAGATTCTTCAAATGAGTTCTTAAATGCGATATTCATTGCCTGCAGATAGTAAAGCCACTTCTCTACACCAAGTTCTTTAGGAATTGCCGCTACATCAAACTCTGCCACCTTACCAATAGATTTGGCTAAGGCCATTTCAGTTCTATAATAGATAATATTGTAGAGGTACTGGTATGGTTTAAGCCTATCCATTAATGATACAGCCTTTGCATTTGTGGCATTATATATTGTACCAACATATGGTGATTTGCACTCTGACAGGTTGGTCATATTTCTACGTTGTACCCTACATGGTTGCATTTGGACGTAAATATCATTACCTATCTTAGTACATTCGCGGTATTCATTGATCCATTTCCACTCTACCTTTTCTCCGGGTAAGGGTTTGTATGTTTCATCGACAGTTACGCGTTCGTATTCTTCGCCTGTCTCATCTAAGTACTTGATAATACCGATCTTACGTTTGGATTTCCATACAGCCTTAATAACTCTGATGTTACCACGGTTATTTGCGTAATAATTGTATCCAACGGCAATATCTCTGATGCTATCTACTTCCGGGATGTCTGCAGTAAAGATAGTTCTCGGCGTTTCGTAGTTCATTCCATCGGCAGAACCCCCAGACATACTTGTTACTCCACGTTCTAAGAAATATATCTGTTCCGTAGTGAGTTCTTCATGCCATAAATCTACTATCTGGCCTACACTCATCCAAGTATGTTCAACGATAACGTCTGCATCGTCTATAAAGTCTGAGTTGTGGGGCAACATAAAAAATAACTCAAGCGGATTAACCCTTACAAGGGTTGGCTCTTGACCCATTATATCCACTCTGTAGAGTTCCTCACTTGCAACTAGTGCGTCCTCAAATCCCTTTAGAAATTTGGCCTGAATATCTTCCTTCTTAATGAGATATGATAGTATTTTAGAGGCCACAACCTCACGCATATCCTTATAATTGTAGCGCAAATATTTCTGATATCTTGCAACTGCCTTCTCGTCCTGAACTGGTTGACCGGTATTGGGATCTACTTCGGGCCCAGTTGTAAGACGCTGCATAATAAAGTTGACAAACTGTTCATGCATCTTCTCTTGCTTATTAGATACTGAACTTTCATCAACTACCCTTACCATATAGTTAAATAATCGTTGAGATTCTTCCCCTATAAGCAGATTAAAGATTGGCGTGACTATATCATAATGTTTGAGTTCTGCAGGTAGAAGTGATTCATCTGCAAATCCTATTGGATTAGTGACATACTTAAGATCTTCTTTGTGAAATACTCCGGAGTAAAGATCGTAATTGATCTTCTTATCATATTTACTGGAGCGTCTTGTAGTATCATACGAGTAAACAAGACTCATACAACTATTGACGCATTCCTGATACCATTTAGTGTCTTTCTGGGCTTCCGGCAGAGTCTGCCTTGGCATAAAAGAAGTATATTCCATATAATCGTATTTTCTTCAAAACACAAATATACTACAATAAATTTGTCATATATTTGCTTAGTTCCATATTATAATTAATAAAATTATCCTATTATAGCTTAATGTCTCAAGAATAATTTCTTGTTAAAAAACGAATCCATTTTGTTAGTATTGTCCTCGGCCATAATAACCTTTTGTTTGTGTAGTTCTTGTAATGCATACATACACTGTATAAAGGCCATTACCCTATCAAAATTAGAGTGGTCGTCATACATTATAAACTCATGTAACAAGGGTAAACATCTGATCTTTCGTAACTGTAACTTGCCCTCTTCTTCCTCAGTCTGCAAGAAGTCTCTTGCTAATATTTCGCCATGATCTTTGAGTTGTTGGTTCATATGCATACCATATTGACGCTCAACCGTTGAATTTGGGATTACATCTTTAATATACTTTGGTTGTTTCATCAGTATATACAATGAGTTCTTGCGTTCAAAGTATTGTTTGATGCCGGGTTTCTCGTTCTCGTATAATGCAACTGCATTATAGTATATAAGTAGGCGACGTGTAGTTTCCCAGCACATCTCCGCAAATTTTGGTCTTCCGGTATATTCAGCTACTATTGTGCCGGTCAATTTGTCCATTACCAGACAACTTCCAAGTGAAGTCGTAGTTGATTTATTGGCATCATATGGGTCAATACCTGCAATATAGCGGCCCCAAGGGATAGTTCCATCCGTATCTTCCTGCGGATGATGATATATTACTACTGAACCAGTCAAATCCATATCCCTCGTAATAGGGAATTCCCTAATAGGAAGTGCATTCGGATTAATTTTTGGTTCTATAATGCCTGCTTCATTAAATACAAGATCGCAATAAAACTCTGCATCCTTATAAATAGAGTTGGTTTCGAGTTCGGCAACCCAATCCTTTAACTCTGCTACCGGGAAGATGTTAATATTAGTGCGTAAGAAGACTTCTGACGGTACAAGTGGGTTATACTGGATATGAGCATTCAAAGCGTTCTGACCGTTCTTAGAATTGCGTAAACGCTCTCGTTCTTTTATGAAGTATTCGGTTGCCCGCACCTCATCTGTCATACCCTCTGCATCCTTAAACTGATTAGGACGTTTAGTTGCAGAAATGAACATTCCTATCTTACCCTTATTCTCCCAAGTATCTTCAAAACTAACCGCATCGTACGTGTTAGGATCATAGAACATCTTATAGAGATCAAGTGTACCGCCCTCCATAGATCCGCCAGTACCAATATATAGGCAGGAACCAAACTTATT